TACTGCTGGAACTTTAGCAAATTCTTTCTTCCATAATTCTAAGAATTGGTCTGTAATGACTTTAACGTGAATATTTTGAGAGGTTGCTACACCGTCAACCATACCTAATAAATTTGACATAGCTTCAGCATTAAGTATCATATTTTCATTTTCTAATCTGCTATTTAAATTAGTAGCTGAATCAAATAATACATCAATACAATCTTTATCAATTTGCCTTGTGCAAACCCCTTGGTCGTTAGAAAATTTAAACTTCAAATGTTTATAAATAACATCTCTAATACCTTTAGCAATAAGTTGTTGAATCTTAAACAACATTCTTGAATAACGAGGATTTGTATGTAAAGCATCTTCTTTAGTATCTTTAGCACCTTGATATGTCATTGTTGCTAAATAAGATTCTGGAACACCTACTGCTTGGGCAATAATCTTACGAAGGTTATTGATTTTATCAGTCAAATTAGTATCTTTATAATTAACTTGAATTTGACGCATCATATTAGTACCTTCATCTTGTGAAAAAGGTACTAACTCAATCTGTTGCATATATTGCAACAATTGCTGAACGTCAAGCGATTCTAAACTATTGATTACATTATTTTTGTTCTTATTCAGCACATTAGACCATTCTTGGAGGTTACGTGAGATTTCCCCCATATCTTGGTCTGGTGAAACACCTATACCCATAAATATAGGCTGTGTTGCTTGATTTAATTCAATAGCAGTCGCAAGTTTTTCTAATATATCATATTGTAAGATTAATTCCACTACATCTATAAGTAATGGTTTAGCAATTCTAATCTTTTCTGGTAACTTATATTGCTTAACAAAAGATTTAGCCAGTTTAACTGGAATTTTCTTATAATTAAGCATAAAATGAGAAATAAACTCTGGATTAATAAATTTCTTACCAACAGCATTTTTCTTGCCATCTAATTGAAATTCAAGTGCACCTGTAAATTCAGTATTTTTATACAAAGCAATTAAATTACGAATCTCAAGGTCATCAGAACATTCAACTAATCCACGTCCTAATTCAAACTTGGTAGATAAGAAAATTTCACCATATGACATACCTTCAGTAGCAATGCATTCTTCTAATATGTTTAAAAAATTAGTTCTTTTTAACATTTTCTGAATAGCATCATTAAATAATTTTGCTTTTTCTGGGTTTTCATCATCTGTGTATTTAACTGTAATACTATTTTTATTACCTAATTCACAAAATCCGTCAGATATAATAATATCTTTTATAGTCCCTGCAAGATGAGACCTTTCTAAAAAATCTATTTTATCAAAATCTTCATTACGCTTAAATAAATTGTAAGCTGCCTGCATTTCCAAACCTTTTTTCGGCTTACCTACAGGACCTCCTTGCTGATTTAAAGTATTATTTAAAGGTCTATCAACTGCTGTCCAAGAACCTAATTGTTTATAAATAGAAGCATTAGAAGCATTAATTACTGCTTCATTTATATAATTCCCTATTTTATCAAATATATTAACCATTACGAAAAATCTCCGTTATTTTAAAATGTAAGTTTCTTTAAATAATTTTTCATACTTCTCAGGGTATATGTTCTTTAATGGATAAAGAGTAGTACAATCACTTACTATTCCTTGTAATATATTAAGTGTATCATCAGCTAATCTACTATCACCATCTTGTAACGCTAATAAATACATAGATATACATTGAGCTATTGCTCTACATTCGTCTTCTTTAAGTCCTCGTGTTGTTACAGAAGGAGTTCCCATTCTAAGACCAGATGTTTGGAAAAAACTACGAGTATCATTAGGTATTGAATTACAATTAGTAATAATACCTACACTAGCTATAGAATTTGCTAACTCCCTTCCAGAACACGGAAATTCAGATAAATTTAAACAAAATGAGTGATTATCAGTTCCACCTGTAAGAATAGGAATACCATTATTTATAAATGTTTCTGCCATTACTTTAGCATTTGCTAACACTTTTTCACAATACATTTTATACTCAATTGATTGTGCTTCTTTAAAGCACAATAATTTAGCCATTATTTTAGCTTCGTCTGGTCCACCAAAACAACCGGGAATTGTTGCTCTTTTTACTTCTTTATCATATTCTTTAAGATATAACATAAATGCAGAACGAGGTCCTCTTAATATCTTATGAGTAGTTGAAGTGATAATATCAGCATAACCAACTGGAGATGGGTGTAGACCAGTTGCTATTAAACCAGATATATGGGCAATATCAGCCATTACTAAAGCACCACACTTATCTGCAATTTCTCTTACTCTTGCATAATCAATAAATCTACTATAGTTGCTCATACCTACAATAATCATTGATGGTAACTCTTTAATAGCAAGTTTTTCCATCTCATCATAATCAATATAACCTTCATTTGTTAACCCATAGGTTATAACATTATAAAATTGAGCTACAGTTGAAAGTGAGTGCCCGTGTGATATATGACCACCCATATCTGTAGAAGGTGCTAATACGCACGCACCCGGTTTAAGTAATGCTCTGTATGCAATAAGATTTGCTGATGAACCATTTGCTGGCTGAACATTAGCAAAGTATTGCTGTTGAGCACCAAACAATTTTAAAACTTCTTCTTGGCAACGTGTTTCAATTTCATCTACTATCCCACACCCAGCATAATAACGCTTTCCCGGAAAACCTTCAGCATATTTCATTTGTGCAATACTACTACACGCTTTTAATATATTTTCAGAACAGAGATTTTGACTTGCAATGAAATCTAATTCTGTATCTCTTTTAACATATTCTGCTTTTTCTAATTCAAAAATTTCGTTATCCAATTCTCTATCTCCTATCTCTGTAAAGGTCTAAAATCATAAACATTTCTTCCATATAACTGATTAAAGTTTTGCTGGTCACGAAATTGAGTTATAATATTTGTTGTGTCTTGATTTGTATTCTTATAAAATTTATCAATTGAACAAGAATATAATGCGCCAGCTAACGCATCAGCCATATCATCAGAATAACCATCACCTTTAGGTTTCTGTACTCTTTTATCATCTTCTCTCAAATTCTTTAATTCTTTAGTTAATAAAGGATTTTTATAACCAATTAAAGATTCTGTAAGTATAGCATTTTTTAAATTAAAATATGCATCTTTTTTCTTTTCTACAGATTGCCATTCTGTATTTAAAGTTTTATTAGAAATCTTTGTAAGATACTGCCTTGCAAGTTCTCCTTGATGTGAGTCAGTTGTAATAAGTTTTATTGGATATCCTAATTTCTTTAATTTATAAAGATAGTCCAATGCTTTAAGCATATCAACAGCGTCACCACCTTGAGCTTTTAAACCTAATACAAAATCTATAAAATACATTCTTTTAGTAAATTGAACTCCATCATCTGAAGTAAAAGTAAGTCTGTCAGAATAAACAGAAGCCAACCCAAATCTGTCTTGTTTTGAAGCCATGTCTAAATGTATATATCTATAACATTGTGGTCGATTACAGTGCATAAAATATTCTTTATCTATTAAATAATCTTCAAAATCTAAATTACCGTCCATAGTTAAGTGTAACTCATCTTTAGAAAATATAGGATTGTCAAGATAGAAAACCTTTTCAAATGGTGCAACACTTCTAAAGAAAGCGTTTTCTGGTGCTGTACGTAAACCAGCAATTTCTTGAATAGCTCTAATAGGTTCATTTCTGAAAGATGATAAGAACTCAATAGTTCTAGGAACTTTAATTACTCTTGTCTTTGCTTCTTCTTCTGTAAGTATTAAATCTGGTACATCTTCTAACAGACAAGGGTCTTTTGTATCAGAACCAATAAAGAAATCAAATGTTTCTGTAGCGTGTGTACCACGAGCTTCCCAACGAGCAAGGTTATCAACTATTTTTACGTTAGGAATACCACCATCATTAACTTGGTCAATACGTGCTTTAATTACATCATTTTCTTCAGTTGGAGATGATGTAATAAACATAATGCCTGTGCCTGCTGGAGCTTTATCTAATGTAGCATTACGTCTGTCTATGGCGTGTTGCCATAATTGTAAACGAGTTTCTACCAGCTTTTCAGCTGCAATTTTTGTGGTACCAATATTGGCTTCGTCCAGACAGCATGCAAATAAGTCTGTACCAACTATTGTTGCCAATGATGAGCCTGCCTTAATAAGAATGCTGTCTGTTATAGCCACACCCTTCTTCTCTATGTTAGAGAAAGCAAGGTCACCCTCAATGAGGGATTGAAAGTAGGGCGATAGAGTAAGGATTTTATATAAATCTGTAGCAACTTGACCTACAGCAGTTGCATTATCTTTTGACAAAATTGCCATAACAAGTGAACCAGATGCTTTACCTAAAATGGTTTTTGCAGGATTAATCATACAAAGTAATAGCATTATTTCATAAGCAAATGAAATAGCAATACAGGTTGATTTACCACATCTGGTTGCAGTTGATAATATTATTTCATCATATGCCTTACAGAGAGGTGCTGGATAGATTTCTGGTAATAGGTTGTCCCAAACTGGAAATATATTATCACCATAAATTGTACCTAAAAAGTAAGGGTCATGAATAAAGGTTTTCATATCAGGTGGATAGGTTCTATAGATTTCTTTACCTATCATCTCAAATAAAAGCTCTGAAACTTCCGCAATAGACAAGGTTTCATATACACGCATAAAGTCGTCCACCTCATATGGTGACATCATTTTTTCTTCTTGTAAGTATAATCTTACAGCGTCTTCATTTTTTAGACCTTGATATGCTTCTGTTGAATTAGCCACCTAATCTAATTCCTCCGTGCGTTTAGGATTTAATTTACCTAACAAGTAATTAATCTTAGTCCTATCCGTAGCTTCTATAATTCTTTCTCTTCTTTCTGAACCTGCCATCATTTCTTTAGACATATCGGTTTTCTGAACAATAGAATACGCCTTAAATACACATTCTGTATGGAATTCCTGTTCGTGCAGTTTCACTTTTAAATACTCAATAAGTTCTTTAGGTGATAATAAATGTTGAACATCATCTATAGCTTTAGATAATCTTTCAATATCATTACGACATTTCATACTATCTTCAATATGACTTTTAGTTAACCCAAGAAGTCCACCCATACTAATAAGTTCTTTATTTTGTCTATTACTTTCTAAAACAATACTAGTGGGTTCATAAATAGTTGGTGCGTCCTCAATTTGAGGTTGAGGTTGAGCTGGAATTGTATTATTATCTAAATTAGGATTAAAATCCATTACTTTCTCCTCTTTACTTTTTTCTTTTTAGACTTTACCTTTTTCTTTTCTGGTTGTTTAGTTAATGTAAGTAATAATTCATCTAAATCATTCATAGTGTCTGTGAGATATTTTATTTCACTAAATTCTTGAGATGATATTTCTATACCTTCTTGCTTTAAAAGTTTCTCTAATGCGGTTTCAACTGCCTTAGAATTAGCTTTTAATTCATCTATGGATTTATCTATCATTTTTTCAATAGGATTAACTATTTTCTTAACCATTTTTGTGAACTAACTCCATTCTATGTTGAAAAAGTGCTTCAGATTTTCTTATAAGTTCTTGATTATGTATTTCAATAGCTTCCTTTTCCATCATCTCTCTAATTTCTTTAACAGTTTTACGTCTTAATTCTCTAGAATTTAATTCCCCATAATATTTTTCAATAAGAAATTCTACTCTTGAAGTCTTAGAGAATATTTCATTATCTATTTCTAAAGTAATAATACTATCAATATATTTACAAAGTTCTTCTCGATTATTAATAATAATAGTATCTAATTGCTTCCCAGTTTTATACTCTATAAATATACCATGAGCAATAATAGGGAATTTATTTAAGGAAGAACTATGTATGCAAATATCACCATTAGTAAATGAATCATTAATATAAGTTGTTAAATAATTGTAATATTCTTGTTCTTTATCATTTAATTCAACTTTAGAACCTAACCATTTAAAATAAATCTTTCTAGCAGATTGTTTTAGCATGGAAGCCTTCCTGTCCCCTAATTTAAGCATAGGTCTTAAAGTATTAATATAGGTCCAGAAAATATCAGATGAAAAATCAAATAAAGTCATAATTTGATTAAAATTCAAATTATACTCATAACTTAATATAAACAAAAATATCCTATCATAATTTACATCTTTAGTAATTTCATCAAATGTAAAACTTACCACTGCTTTATTAGTATCATTCATCTATTCCGTCCCAACCATTACTATTAACATCTTCTCCTAAAACGCTAAAAAGTTCGTCTTTTAAATTTTCATCTACTTGATTAAAATAAGTATCGTCTATAAAATCTTCTAAATCTTCGATATGATAAGGGTCTTTATATTCTTCAGCTATACTTTTCTGTAAATTAAAATCCAAAGGTAATAACTTCTTTAAATACTTATGCTGTCTTCTCTGTTTTTGAGTAACAACAGTACCATAACCCCTTACCCAATTTCTAATAAAAGTTGCTAATGTTCCTTTAGCTGGGTCATATTTTTCTAATATTTTGCCATAAATATATGTAAAACAATCATCTACATCTTCTTGGTCAAAATTAGTTTGTCTTTGCCCATTCTTCCAGTGCCCTTTAGCTATTAAACACTTCATCAACAACCATTTAATAAGATTGGTTACACCATGATAAAATTCATCAGTGCCCATCTTTCCTTCTTCGTAGAGTTTTTGTACGTCTACCCTACCAGTCAAACGCTTTCTTGCCATTCCTTTTTTGTACCACC